AAAAAAAAAAAATAAGAGCTTGTGGCTTGTGGTTGCGCTGTCCTGCACAACCCTGCAGGACCTGGGGAAAGTTTTGATTTTTTAAAAAGCAGTAAACTTACAACAAGGCTTTGTCCTGTGGTTGCGCTGTCTTAACTGTATGCTCCATACGTACTACAAGAGACTTAATACAAGTCATAGGACAGATTACAATCCACAAGTTTGGTCAAGCACTGAGAGAGAACATAACTAGATTACTAGTATATCGATGACCCCTCATCTCAGCCTAGGTCACGTTTGTTGCTTGACCCTAGATCCGCCGGGCTGTCCGGAATTAGTACACCCTCCGACAGATCAAGGCTCAAGTGCTAGGCTCAGTACATTGAGACGAACTATGCGTCTATTCCTACCGAGACTAGCGAGGCATTGGAAAGTTTGCGTACCGTAAATGCCTTAACGAGGTACATTTGATAGTTTTAAGTTATAACTCTAAACACTACCAACCAGAGTCAAATACACAATAACATAATATCCTATATACTCAAGGACTATATTGTCGCACCCCAGAGAAGAGCATGTGGGCGGGGCCCACCCATATAAAAAAATAAAAATTTTTTTCTTTTTAGGGCTTGACATCTATCCTATAATAACCTATAACTATTTTATTAATAACAAATGAAAGGAATACGATCATGCAACCATTAAGAAAAGACCACGCAGACCACTATAAAGATTTTGTGCGAGATGAATTCTCAACTGCACAAAATCAAATACAACAAGAAATCTGCGAAAAAGCCCAAGCTAAAGCAGATGAAGTTGGAACTACCCAATTTGCAAAACAACTTAAATTAGATAAGTTGATTGTGGAACTGGGCAAAAGAGAAAAGGCTTTGAGAGACTTTCAAAGCAAAAAACAATCACTAGAGAATGATCTATCTTTTAAGGCTCAAAGGATCGCAGATCAAATTAGTGATTTGTTTAATCAAACAAGAAAAATGCGTAAATGGGATATGCAGTCAGTTAATCTAAGTATTAAAGATGATCATGACGCAGTTGAATACATAACGAAAAAAATAAAAAAAGCCTGTTATGAAGAAGCAGAAACCCATGTAAGAAAAAACCATAAACTATACCATGCACTAGAGGGCAAAAGAAAAAAGTGTTTGAATATACTTATGACTGGTAGTCATATTCAACCAACTTTGGTTGAGTTAAAACGAGAAATGGCAACCGCTAACATTGTTTTAGATTTACCTAATTCATTATTAGCTTTACCGAGTAAATAAAGACTTGACACTTATGGGGTTATCTTATAGGATAATCCCATAAACAAACGAAAGGATAAAACATGGACTATAACTTGATACTATATTTAGGAATTGCTTTAATGCTGTTTGGATTTCTGCTGTTCTTGATTAGTGAAGTAAGACTATCTAACATTGACAGACAGTTATATAGAAATAAACAATTAGCAGAAAGTTTTAACAAAGCAAAACGAACCGAGAATAAACAAATGGAGTTAGAACTGACAGACTTTTAATTAAACTTATACAACCTCTAGACGTATGCAGTCTGGACATCACCTAGAGGTTGTATGCAGTTTGGACATACACCTATAGGTTGTACCTAGAGAAGAGCATGTGGGCGGGACCCACCCATGCGCGCTGCGCGCGCTTACTTAACTTTAAAGGGGACCCTAAAGGAACTATATCGAGAATGAAACGTTTAATGTTTATTTAGGTGGGGGTATTAAATTATAGGGGTCCCAAGTCTACCCTTTATGGTTTGATTTACTCAGCTTTCCGGGTATAATAGTTTATCACCCATATTGATATATATGCTAACAGTAAAAAAATTAAATAAAATTGAAGACCCTATTGAAAGAAAAAAATTAAAGATACAGATTATTGAAAGGAGTAAAGCAAAAGAATTAAAAAAAGTCCGTACAGATTTTTTATCCTTTATTAAAAATATGTGGCCAGATTTTATAGAGGGGTCCCATCATCGGGTCATAGCAGATAAATTTAATAGATTAGCAAAAGGTGAATTAAAACGTTTAATTATAAACATGCCCCCCCGGCATACTAAATCTGAATTTGCTTCCTTCTTTCTTCCTGCATGGATGATTGGAAAAAATCCTAAGTTAAAGATTATTCAAGCAACCCATACTGCAGAACTTGCAGTTAACTTTGGTCGTAAAGCAAAGCACTTAATTGACTCCGAAGATTATCAAAATATTTTTCAAACGAGATTGCAAGAAGACTCTAAAGCTGCAGGACGTTGGAACACATCTGATGGGGGTGAATATTTTGCAGTAGGTGTCCAAGGTGCGGTGACCGGGAGGGGTGCTGATCTACTCATCATTGATGATCCTCATTCCGAGCAAGATGTAAACTCACCTAATGCATTTGAAAAAGCATATGAGTGGTATACTAGTGGACCACGGCAAAGGCTTCAACCAGGTGGTATTATTGTTTTAGTAATGACACGTTGGTCAACAAAAGATTTAACACAAAAATTAATAAACGCACAATCCGAAGAGAAAGCGGATCAATGGGAGGTAGTACAATTTCCAGCAGTCTTACCTAGTGGTAAACCTGTATGGCCTGAATACTGGAAGATCGAGGACCTTGATTCTGTAAAAGCATCTGCAGGAATGGCGAAGTGGAATGCACAGTACATGCAAGATCCAACCAGTGAAGAAGGAGCTCTTATTAAAAGAGAATGGTGGAAAGATTGGGAACATGAAGAGATGCCAAACATTGAACATATTATACAAAGTTATGACACAGCTTATTTAAAAAAAGAAACAGCCGATTACAGTGCTATAACAACATGGGGAGTTTTTCGTCCTAATGAAGATTCAGCAAGACAATTAATATTATTAGATTCTTATAAAGCTAGATTAGAGTTTCCAGAATTAAGGCGCGTGGCTCTCGAACAATATAGGTATTGGAATCCTGAAACAGTTATTATTGAAGCTAAAGCATCTGGATTACCTTTGATGTATGAGTTAAGACAAATGGGAATCCCAGCAATGAACTACACACCTTCTAAAGGACAAGATAAAATTGCTAGAGTTAATGCAGTTTCACCTATGTTTGAATCAGGTCAGATCTGGGCTCCATTACGAAAACAATTTGCGCAAGAAATTGTAGAAGAATGTGCAGCTTTTCCTTATGGAGATCATGATGATTTAGTTGACTCCATGACACAAGCTCTGTTAAGGTACAGACAGGGTGGATTATTAGATCATCCAGAAGATTACAAGGACGAAAAACAACCCAAACGAAAAAAGAAGTTTTACTGGTAATGAAAAAAAACCCTACACTTACAAAAAATATGCCTTATGTTAAATGGAGTCAGATCCCACCATTAAGTGGCCCTGATCCACGAGGCTTGATTAATCAAACAAAACAAGATAAACCAGAAAGATTGGAGAATTTAAATGGCAGAAATAGACAAAACTTTAAACGAAGTTAGAACTTCGGTAGAGCTTCCTGGTGTTGAGGAACAAACAGAAAGTATTCAAGAGGTAACTGAATCCTTACCAGACCAAGGCGATACTGAAATTACACCTACAGAAGATGGCGGTGTAGAAATTAATTTTGAACCTGGAGCATTTAATCAAGCACAAAGTGAAAACCACTTTGACAACTTAGCAGAGTTACTACCAGAGGATATTTTAGGTCCTCTAGGTTCAGAATTAAATTCTAACTACACAGATTATAGGGAGTCTCGTAAAGAATGGGAGCACACTTATATTACTGGTTTAGAATTATTAGGATTTAAATACGAAGATAGAACAGAACCTTTCTCAGGTGCAGCGGGTGCAACCCATCCAGTACTTGCAGAAGCAGTTACTCAATTTCAAGCCTTGGCTTATAAAGAACTACTCCCGGCCGACGGACCTGTAAGAACACAAATTATAGGCGCACCAAGTCCTGAAAAAGAAATGCAATCAGAGAGAGTTAAAGAATATATGAATTGGCAGTTAATGGATCAGATGAAAGAATATGAACCTGAGTTTGATCAAATGTTATTTTATCTACCTTTAGCAGGGTCTGCATTTAAAAAAGTTTACTACGATGATTTATTAGGTAGAGCAGTTTCAAAATTTGTACCTGCTGAAGATTTAGTAGTACCTTACTCAGCAACTTCTTTAGAAGATGCAACAGCAGTTATTCATGTTGTTAAGACTTCACAAAATGATTTAAGAAAACAACAAGTTAATGGTTTCTATAGAGACATAGAATTAGGGGAACCTACAGATATAGAATCTGATCTTGATAAAAAAGAAAGAGAACTAGAAGGAATACAAAAAACACATAATGAAAATATTTTTAATATTTTAGAATTTCATATAGACTTAGATCTAGAAGGCTTTGAAGATAGAAGTGATGATGGGGAACCTACAGGAATTAAACTACCCTACATTGTAACTATCGAAGAAGGCTCTAGAGAAGTTTTATCTATACGAAGAAACTACCAACCAAGTGATCCCTTAAAGAAAAAAATTTCTTACTTTGTTCATTTTAAATTTTTACCTGGCCTAGGTTTTTATGGCTTTGGTTTAATTCATATGATCGGTGGATTATCTAGAACTGCGACGGCAGCTCTTAGATCGTTATTGGATGCTGGTACACTTTCCAATTTACCAGCTGGATTTAAGATGCGAGGAATTAGAATCAGAGACGACGCGCAAGCGATCGCTCCCGGTGAATTTCGTGATGTAGATGCTCCAGGTGGAAATATAAAAGATGCTTTCATGGCATTACCATTTAAGGAACCATCACAAACTCTATTACAATTAATGGGGGTCGTAGTGTCAGCTGGACAAAGATTTGCGTCCATTGCTGATCTTCAAGTAGGAGATGGGAATCAACAAGCGGCAGTGGGTACGACCGTAGCGCTGTTGGAGAGAGGAAGCAGAACAATGTCTGCGATTCATAAAAGAATTTATGTGAGTCTTAAACATGAGTTTAAAATGCTAGGTAGAATATTTAAAACATATTTACCAAAAGAATATCCTTATGATGTTGTAGGTGGTACTAGACAAATTAAACAACAAGATTTTGATGACAAGATTGATATCTTACCTATAGCAGATCCTAATATTTTTTCTCAATCTCAAAGAATATCAATTGCTCAAGCAGAATTACAACTAGCACAATCTAATCCTCAAATGCATAATTTATATAATGCTTATCGTGCAATGTATGAAGCTTTAGGAGTAAAAAATATAGACACTATTTTAGTTCAACCACAAAAGCCAACACCGATGGATCCTGCTGTAGAAGCAATTCAATCATTGGGAGGAAAACCTTTCCAAGCTTTTAAAGGACAAGACCATAGAGCTCACATTACTGCTCATTTAAATTTTATGTCTTCTTCAATGGCTAGAGGAAATCCAATGGTGACTGCTTCAATGCAAAAAAATATTTTTGAACACATTAGTTTAATGGCTTTAGAACAAGTTGAAATAGAATTTAAAGAACAAATTATGCAGATGCAACAAATTCAACAACAGATGCAAGCCAATCCACAAATGCAACAAGACCCAATGCTTCAACAACAAGTTATGGGTTTAACAATGCAAATAGAAGCTAGAAAAGCTGTATTGATTGCAGAGATGTTTGAAGACTTTGCTAAAGAAGAGCAAGAAATGTTAGGTGAATATGCAAATGATCCAATTGCTAAACTAAAAGCAAGAGAATTAGACATCAGAGCTAAGGATGATTTTGTATCAGCACAACAAGCTCAAGAAAAAATCAATCTTGATAAGATGAAAGCTATGAT